GTGTACCTGTGTGACGAGGAAGGATTGCTGAAAGGCAAGGACATAAACTTCACTGTCACAGAAGTAATTGACTACCCTGTAGTCGGAGATATATTAATCATAAGCCACGAGGAGTGGGAATAATGTGCGAAGAATATAACGGTTGGAAAAATAGGCAGACATGGCTCGTCAATCTGTGGTTAAATAACGAGCCGTCATCACAACAGGCTCTGTATGACATAGCCAATGATGCCGAGGAGTTAGTAGACGGTAGCCCTGCACCAATATACATGAGGGCTGACACTTTGATGGAGTACATCATGGATAGGTTTCACAACGTAGAAAACTTCCTCACCGAGGACTTAGATGCAAACCTAAGCGGTATGTTTCTAGACCTGATAAACGATGGCATCTGGATGGCAGACTTAGAATCAATAGTAGCAGGAGCAGTTGACAACTATGTCGAGACAGCTTGACAAGACTCTGTCTACCTGCTATAATCTGTTAACGGACTACACAGAAACTAGTATCTGTAAACAGTTAACTGTTAACTAAGTAATACAACAGTGACTGTTAACAGTAAGCTAGAAGCTAATGTTCAGTATCTATTAAACCAGTATGACTACCTGTCTACCCGTAGCAGGAGACTGGAAAAAAAATGTCATCAACTGGTTTGGAGATTCTCAATAACCGTAGCTATTTTAGCTATGGCAAACATAATCTTATTAGTAATTCTAATAAGCAAATTGGAGGTTGAATTATGGTAACTCAATTACCAACAGAAGAACGGTGGGAAGCGGTAGAGGTTATAGATATTCAGACTGAGTATCAAGGTGAACCCATCACAGACCACAACGGTAACCCACAGTACAAATTGTCCTGTAGATTTTCGTGGAGCCAGTACCCTGTAAATATCTACACATACAGAGAGAACTGCCCTGCTCCGTTTAACGTGGGAACATACAACGCCTTGGTTAAGCGTGGTAGCTTGCTGAATAAACACAACAACGAACCGAACCCTACCGAGTATATGTTTAAGCATTTCGTTAGCCAGTGGGAAAACCCCAGTCAGGCTCCCGTTGCACCTCAGCAACCATCAGCTCCTGTACCACAGGCTCCATACGAGGATGGAAATATAACCGTTAGAGCCGAAAGAGAACTAACTCCTATGGAGACTGGTGCTTTGATTGTAGCTAAATCAAAACCTGATATCTTTGCAGGGATAGACCAGAACCAAATGCGTATCATGCGTCAGGCAACACTCAAGTGTGCGTCTTGGATGGTGGTACCTATGGTGGCTCACACTGTATCCAAGGACAAAGGCTACGTAACCAGTAACTTTGTAGCCATAGCGGAAGAGATGTCCGAGATGCTCTTGGAATACGTAGTAACAGGCAAGGTCTACAGTGAATTTGATGAAGGGGATGCGGAGGATTTACTTAACGAAGACCCGTTTGCATAGGAGGTTAAGTAAATATGGAACTGCGTACTGACGATGGAGTCGTAGTGGCTCATGTCGTAGACGATATTATGATTGCCAACAGGCAGGAGTCCAAGCATAAGTTACGCAGACCAGAGGGTTGGGCATTCGATTCAACGGTTATACAACAGGCACACGGTGCAGGTGCCAGACGCATACGTATTACGTGTGGAGATACTGGTGCTACGTACCGTGTCCTGTTCTCTGACTTTATGGACAACGCATTCCCACTTAACCGTGGGTTCAACAACCAGCTGGTACTGGTACTAAAGTATTGGAACACTGGTGAACAGGCAGAACAACTATCACTATTTGGAGGAAAGTGATGACTACATTTAGACGAAGAAGAAACAGGCGACACCCCAAACTACAGGAATTATTAATCCAGTATGCTGGAGATGTAGATATAAATGGTCCAGAAGCCTACAGAAAGTATCTTGAAGTAGCGAGTGACCCAAGCTGGAAATTGGGTGTTCAAAAAAGAAGCTCTTTTTTAGCTAGGTTCTACGAAATAAGGCGAAACCAATTTGGTGTAGGAGGAATACGAAACCAGTATACCGAGAGTAAGCCAAAGGTATACCAGACTAAAGAGTATGAGTACAAAATATTTGGGATACCTATATTTAGTAAGCGAGTAAGGAGCAATGTGTAATGTGCCCTGTATGTGAAGGAAAAAATATTATATTTGAAGGCAGATGTTTTACCTGCATTGACTGTGGGTGGAGCAAATGCAATTAGCAGGAGGGGGTATGGTTTTTTATACCCAACAAAAAAAACTCAGTAAAACAACATGGAAAAACTATGTAGCTATCAAGCACATAGTAGACAGGAATCCCTACGCAACCCTGCAGATTATCGGTGACGCAATTGGTTTAACACGAGAGCGTGTCAGACAAATAATTGCGGAGGCTAACAGGAATCCAGACATAGAACCTATCGAAAGGATACAGCGTGGAGGTCGCTTTCAAGCGTACTGCATAGAGTGCGGTAAAGAAAAGAGCGGAAGTAAAACGGCATACAGGAACAGTTCTAAAATGTGTCGTGAATGTGCTAAGGCTAAACCTGTAGTCTTCTTCTGTTCTGGTTGCGGTAAGAAAACTGTGAAGTCTACCCCCCAAGAGATAGCTTCATGGAAACAAAATAAGAAACACGTTCAAGACCCCAGTCTAAACTTCTGTTCCAGACAGTGCAGTGGGCACTGGCTTGGAGTCAACAAAGGGTTCGGGGTCACTAGAAAAAGAGAGGAAAAAATTGGTTGATAGTAAAGAAATTGAGGCAGTAAAGGAGCGGTTCGATAACTGGAGTCAATCAGTTAACGTACTGCTTAACGAAGAAGGTACTGGTTACATCGTTAAAGGTGACGAGCGAGTACCTGAAGAGATAGTAGACGGGAAAGGTGACGGGCATCCGTTCGTTTTGCCTAGGGTCACGGGCTTGATAGACAGCGTTATACATAAAGGTGATGGTTTCTATACACGGCTACCGTTAATACAGGCTATAGAGCATATGAAGACACAGTACCCTAGGTTACAAGGTGGTACTACAGTTGAAGAGTACGAAGACATACTGATGGAAGCATCAGGAATGTCTACGGTTAAGATGGAAGAGTCTGCCAGTTTTGGAATAAGAGTTCACGCCATACTGGAAAGTATATATAACTCTGACCAGATGGGTATACGTATTGTTGTAGAGGAGGAACACCAACCAGCGATAGACGCTTGGTATGAATGGATGGAAAACTCAGGCTTGCACCCCATAGCATCTGAACAGGGTTTGTATTACCATGACGAGTCCAGTAGCAACGCACCAATCTCGTTTGCCGGTAAGGTAGACCTGATAGCAATAGATGATGATGGGGTTCCAGTTATTGTGGACTACAAGACTGGTAAACAACACATGAATCACGCACTGCAGTTATCTGCATACTCACTGGCACTGTCGTATTGCGGTATAGGTAAATTCCTTGATGCGTCAGCAGCGTCCAATGTAAGGGCGATTGCGTTGTACCTACCCAAGGAGGAGGGGACAGACATAAAAGTCAGAGAAGTTAGACATACGTTCAGCCAACAACAGGTATTTCTTTACGTCTGTAAGCTACGGCAGTGGCAAGCAGGTCGTTCTAAGTGGTCAAGTAAACGTGGCTAAAGGTGACGGAAGGTTTCATTTTGTATACAAGGATAAACCTGAGAAGCTAAGTGACCAACAACTCAGGGAAGAAAAGCACGAAGCAGATATATATATTGCTATCTTCCGTAGGGTAAGAGACAAGTTAAACTGTGCGGAAAGACACAGAATTCTTTCAGTAAACAGAGAATTTAGAAAAAGAAACCTACGGCTACGAGGAGAATAAACCGTTCATGTAACCCAGACAGTACTGGTTGTACTCAATAATGAATGCCTGTGTTCTGGGGGGTGTAGCTTAGAAAGAATAAGTTACGTATACCTATCAGGCTCTCCTTTTACTCCGATACTCCTGTGAACTTTAACGGTTGAAGTTACAGCAGGTGTAGCCAATGTCCTGAGCAAGACGGGAAACTGCTCTCACTTTGGAGGTGAGTATGGATGAAGTCGATTGGAAAGTAGCGTATCAGGTTGAGCGTGAGGAACACAAAAAAACTCTTCTCATTCTGGATAAGGCAATGGAAGAATCTAACCGTGTGTTTGTTAAGACACGGGACTTGATTCGTTTCCTAGAAGAAATTACAGAGCAGAGTGCCCCACCGCAACCTGCTCCCAACAGTAGTACCAGTAGGAGAAGGTATAAGTATGACTGATTTAGAGATAACAAAGAGGGGAACAATCATAGATGTTAAGTTCCCCAGCCAACGGGTATCCCTGAGAGCGGAAAGGTTACGTGATGGAGGAGAGAAGTTTACAACTGAACTGACAGTAGAAGCTGAACTGTCTATGAACAATACCTACAGAGAGGTAGAGCTTAGTCGTAGTAACGCAGACATGTTAAACCCCAACGTAAAGAAAACTCTGATAGGTACACTGGCTGAAGCCACTATGGATTATCCCTATATTATGTGGGGCAACATTATCAACGATGCCTTTAGTGCAATCATGGATAAACACAGAGAGGGTATACCGGCTGAACAGATGACTGAACTTGATGTGCATGACCCACGCAGTTATGCACTCTACCCGTTCTTCACCAAGGGTGTAGCCAATCTGGTATGGGCACCCGGAGGTTCCGGTAAATCCTACCTAGCTTTGCTTACGTCCGTACTCGTTGACCGTGGCATGAGTGCCTTGGGTCTACGGGCACCGAAAGGAAACGTCCTGTATCTGGACTGGGAAGAAGAACAGAACGTATTTAAACAGAGGCTGTTCGCCCTGCAGAAAGGGCTTGGTGTAGGCAACCCTGAAACCTCTGGTATCTGGTACAAGAGAATGGCAGGTACTCTGGCTAATAGCATAGAGGCTATATCGAGAGTGGTTGTCGATAACGACATAACCTACGTGGTAATAGACAGCGTTAACCCTGCACTCGGTGGCAAGAGCAGTGACCCTGATGCTGTAGAGGAATACTTTGATGCACTCCGCATACTGGAAGTAACCAGTGTCTCGATAGACCACGCTAACAAGGCAGGAGACACCACGGGTAAGTACCAGATATACGGTTCTTCCTTTAAACAGGCTCGTGCCCGTCAGATGTTTGAGGTTACCAAGATGCAGGAAAGTGACACAGGTGAATTGAAAGTTGTCATGCACCACAGGAAGGCAAACGACTTTGGGACCATAGGTCCTAGGGGGTTTACGATTAACTTTGATATGGTAGATAAATACAACAGCTTGGAGGATGATTACGAAAAACAACTAGATGTAGTAAAATTCGACACGTTAGGTTTAGGTGATGAGAGTGGCAACTTACTACGGGGAGAAACTTTAACCACTATCTGCCACCAATTAATAAAAGCACACGGGACTATGGAACTAGAAGACCTTAGAAAAAGGGTGTCTAGTATTAAAGATAACGATGTCGCATCAGATGCCATTGAACTGGCTGTACAAAATTCTAATTTACTCAAGCTAGATATAAACGATAGTACCGTTGGATTAGCACAGGAGCAAAAAGAATGGACAACGTAAGTGACCAGATAGTTAAACTGCTGGAAACAGCATACGATGCAGGACTTACACTCACCTCGGAAGAGGGTGCCCTGAAGATACGGGGACCTGAGTCTGAGTCTGAATTAGTACAGAAGATTATAGACAACAAACAGGAAGTTATAGACGCTCTTAACACTGCGTATAACCATATAGACAAAGAAGTTCACGACCTCAAGGACAGGCTCCGCAAGGGTATTGACTGGTTCTTAGCTGTAGACCCTCACCTCTGGGACAGGAATGATAACCCGATAAACCAGAACACCAAGCTGGAACACAAGATGCTTCAGCTACTCCACAAGTGGGGTGAGATGGAAAGATTACTGCGTAACCTGTACGACTACGAGGGTTGCATCTTTGATGATGGAGTCTGCCCTGAGGATTCACCTGTTAAGTGCGGTGGATGCGAATAGTATTACCAGACTTACCACCCCGTGAGGCTAACCCGAATAGCAACACATATCGTTATAAGCGTAACGAGATACGAAGTGGGCAACATGAAGAAATGATTGCTTATGTACTCGAACAGGGCAGACCTGACACCCCAATAGAACGTGCCCACATCACCATAACGTGGCGTTCCAAGGATAAACGTACCAGAGATGCAGATAATCTTTTTGCAGCGATGAAAGGAAGTATAGACGGGCTTGTAAAA